GCCACCCACTTGTTTGAAGCCGCGCCAGAACAACGCGGCGATAACCTGGTCAAACCCAGCGTCAAAGGCACCACCAGGCTGGATATGCACGGATCCAGCAACATCAATCACTTGGAAGGTACCGGTGGACTTCAGTTCAGGTGGCAGCGCCACAGCCCATGTTGCAACCAACCATGCGCAGGGCCATGGCCCAATTGATGCAACGCGGTCAGGGTCGGTGCAAAGCACCCGCCAACAATAACCATCCCGTTCTGTATTGACGGTCTGGCCACCGACCTTCGACAGTCGGCACCCACCAAGGAACGCTGCCAACACGTTCCATTGGCAAAAATAATCTGCGGCCGGTTCGAAATGGATGATAGCAGAAGTCGCCACCATAACCAACCTCACCTCGTGCCGGCCACAGCCCGTGCGGGAGGCTGTCTCAGCCATGGCTGAAGCAACCACCTGCGCAGACGGGAAACTGCCCAGGTCAGGTGCTGCAATATGCACCGCGTCCCATATATAGCGCCAGCATTCACCACTGGCGTAACCCCTTGTCCCGAGGTTAATGTCCTTCATGTCACCACTTTGCCCTGTGGTGTTCGTGCCAGGTTCAGCACTAGTTTTCGGGGGCAGGCCTATTTCAGCTGCGTTCGCTTTAATCGTTTTATCGTTGGTTGTAATCATGATTCGTTAACTACGGACCACTTCTACTTAACTATCGGGTGGGATACCTGCATTGCCCCCTCTAGCCTTCCATTTTAGCGTGGAGGTCCGCTGTCATACCTAAGTACCGGAACAACAAATCGGGTGTTGGCCCTTGTCCAAGGGGCCTCACGTTTTTCGTGTTATAGTGTTTCGTCACTCCAATGGTTAGCATCGGGTTGCCTCCGAACAGCAATTAGGGGATCATTTACCCTCGGATTGGCACATGTGCCACACCGCTGAATTTAGCCCTAAATAGGGCGACGCACCACGAGGGGTACGCAGGGATTCTGACCTTAACCACTGATTTTCGGCGACCTCTGGTCCCCACTGAATTTTCATCGTTTATTTACTTTTTATTGTTTTATACTGTGTGCTCAGTCCCTTGCGGAGTTATAACTGTCACGTCGTAC